CTCATATTGGGCGGTGGGAAATTCTTGACCACCCTTGGTGCTAAAAGTAGCACGTTGTACAAATTTATTTCCTGAGGCTACAAAGTAATCAGTGACCTTGTCAATGACCTCTGTGTATACTAAGGCGTGGCAATAAGCGTTGTAGCCTAATGTGGTGTACAGACAGAGGGTAGATTCAAAGACCTCAGAGGTTGCTGGCAGTAAGGGAACTGTCGGATTGATTATTGTGGCCTTCAGAATGTTCCATTCCTCGGTTATTCTATTATAGAGTCTTCGCATGAAGGGGTCGTCTAGTATGCCTACCCAAGCACCAAACCTATGTATTTGTCTGCGCGGAGAGACATTCCCCGTTAGTGTTGGAAATTTAGGAAGGGAGTCTGTTACTTGGGATTCGGAGTGGAGACCGTAGATAATAGTGAGAATAAGTACAATTATGGCTAGTGGAATATGAACTCTGGTCCCTGTAAGAGTGGGAACCATTGAGAAGAGGTAAAGTATGTACAATGTTGGGATGAGGATAGTGACCTTGTGGTAACTTATGAGTTTGGTAATCATAAGTTCGAGCCATGACATCTTCACTTGGAGAAAGATAACCCCCCAACAGGGGTGTAGTCTGATCTTAGGCTTCTTCCCGTCCATTGGGTTATGCCCATCGATATGCTGTGGCCATGAGGGCTGGGCATCAGCAAAGGTTCCGTTCCCGGTGGGAGAAGCAGGAGCAGGTGCAATGGTTTTCACATCGTGAATGAGGGGGGAGAGGACAGGGTCTGCAGGTTGGGCTGGACCAGCGGCCATTGGTTGGCCCGATTCAAGTGGATCAGGATCATTGTCTTTTTGCTCCAGGATACGATCATCAACGCGTCCATGAAAGGAAGGATTCCTTTCAGAAAAGACGCCCTTGGCGGGATCCCAAGGATAATCTGAATACAAATCAGGGTCACCAAGTGTGCCACTATGTGGGACAAACCCAGGGGGCTTGTCACCTGGTTGGCTCCTATGATAACAGTCGCTAGGGATCTGGTAAAGGGGAGGTCCAATGGAAGACGAGGTAGAGGAGATAGGGGAAGACGGAGGCACGTCGACCCAACCTGAGCTAGGAACTATGGAAGTATTATCCTGGAACTCCTTTCTTAGGGGAGCAGCTCCAGGTAAAGCTCTGAGGGCGTTCTTTGCACTCTGGCAGCTGTCAACAGGGGCTTGGGGGGGATGTGGGTGGGAAGCATGGTCATCCACCACAACCTGTTTAACAAGGTGGTGGGCGGAATTGGACACCTTACCAGCAGGAAGATTACCAAGGGCAGAGGGTTGGAGAAGGGGGAGTATAGATGCGGGGTTGGCAGGTGGAGGTACTGGCTTGGGAGGAGGTAGGGCCTTAAGCTCCATCTCTCTAGCGAGAAGTTCCCTGAATCTGTCTACCTCAGGGCCATGGTGTAATTTACTACACGATTCCCCAAATTCA